CTCCCATTCTGTTTCCGTGGTTTAGCCACGGACACCACCGGCTGAATGCCGGAATTGGCCCGTATTGCTACGGGCTAGCTGTAACCGTCCACGATCATATCAACGATTCGTGGCCGCGGGGGTAAATCAACCCCACCCTCGAACGGCGTGGAAAAGATCGTATTATGCGATCTCCCCACACCCAGCAGGCTTTGGCATAGTCGACCAACTGACGTTGGGCTATACTTACGTGCCTTAAACTCTCTCGAGTTATAAGTCCCGTATAAGGTCAGGCTTTCACCTGAACCGAGTATAACCTCATGAAAGTCGGCCTTCACAACCATACCTGCCAGTACCTTGACAACGTACCCTTCGAAGCCATCACGTTTCCCGAGTTTACCCGGTACATACGTGTCAGCTAACTTAGGAGTACATTGGTCGAAAGTGCCAATGAAGGCACCATCACCAACTTTGTCAGGAATTCGAGGCTTACGCCATTGACAAGGAGCACAAGATCTGAGATAACCCAACAGCGACTCGGCTTCAGCCAAATCGACAACTGGATTCCATTGCTGGCGTTGCAGCCAACGATAGAGCTTATTATGTAGCAAGAAAAGCTCACTCAGTTTGTTAGGCCAAGCCTTAACGTAAAACGGTTGCACATCATGTCCCGCTAGGAAGTGTTTACCACAACTTTCGCGGAAACTGCCCGAAATGAAGGTTTTACTTTCATTAGTCTTAAACCCACAGAAGTCGAGGACTTCTATAAGGTGCTGGGCAGCTGCTGAGGGAACGATGATATCGTCCCCGTAGACAGACACTAGATGTGTTTCAATCCCATGGAGCTCACACACCGCGAGCGACAAGCCGTAGAAAATCAACGACTCAAGCTCAAATGTGTAGCCGTTACCCATAGAACTGAACTTCCGGTATAAAACTTCTTCACCGGAAGGAAGAACTCCTATGGCACTTCGGCACTGCTCAAGCGCCGCGCACCACGTGGTCGGAAGGAGGAATCGAACCAACTCAAGACACACAGAGTCACTAGCCATCTTTAAATCGATGGTTGCAACACTGCCCTTGACCGAGCCATAGTAGGCCAGATCTTGGTTAGTATCCTGAGAATTAAGGTTGACGCCAACCCGCCGAAGCCTCTCACGGATAAGGTTACCGAGACCCCTCTGAACGTACATGTTCATATCGGGTTCGATAGCGATACCGCGATCGGTCTTATAGTTCTTCGGAACGGTCGTTACTCTGTTCCCTTTCACCATCGTTAGGTGCATAGGGCCCTCCTCAGAACAGAGGCTGCGTTTCCACAGAGCGTTGGACATAACACATGCCCACGCAAGGTCAGAGTTGCTAAACGTCGTCTCGGGTGTACCCGAGTACTTATGGGGGACGGTCGACGCAACCCGGCCGCATCGCGTTGATGCACCGGTGCTGAATCCAAAACCCCTTGCAGCGTGGTCCCAACTAAACTTGCCTAGTATACCTCGTATTTTCCTTCGAGCGAGACACAATGTTCGTTCGATGTCGGTAACGGCCAGATCAACCGGCAGTCCGACCATACGAGATAGGCGAGCGTTAGCGAGTCCACACTGCACCTCTGCCTCGGCAAACTTTTCCATGGCAGAATCCCTTTTTCCATCTGATGATTTGCCATCATCAAACTTCGAAAGGAGCTCTCTCCACAGATAATTAACCGACCATCGACCCGGGTCGTTCGGATCCGACTCCTCATCAGGGGAGCCGGGGACGACCGATCCGTCGAGGCCAATAAAGGCCTCAACATCACCTCCCCACGCGGTCGCTCTTGCGAGCTTGCGTAGGAAGGTGCCGGGATCGACAGTAACAGAGCAGTCGACGTTACCAGGACGGCCAGTACGGCCTTTCCTCGAGCTTTTCGCACTAATAGCCATAAGCTAAACAGCCTCTTTAAAAGGTTGTATGCGATATCCACCTTCCGTTGTAAATCGGAAGGCGGTACGCGCGGAAGGTCCCGGTCCTCTTTAGGAGGAACCGGAATCTGATCGGCCACGGTTACCCGTAGACCGGCTCGATGTCAAGGATAGCTTCCTGGATCATCAGATCCTGGAGGGCACCAATGACGAGAGCGAGATCATCCGCACGTTCGGCTCGAGTGCTCTGCTGGGACCAGTTCAGGCTCACCGACGCCGAATTGACGTGGTGAACCGTGGTGATCCCAGTAGTCTCGGTAACCGTCTTCGGGAAACCCGCCGTGATGTTAACGGCATAGGCACCCTTGGGGCTGTTGGGCTGCGACACCGACACGTTCAGGTTTTCCTGAGCGAGCGGAATAGCAGCAGCACGGTTGACCATCTTCGCACGAGCGTTACCAGTCGACACAAGGTCGAAGGTGTGCTCTACGGGGGTGGCCTTCGCGTCCATCAGTACAACAGGGTTAAAAGCAGGCATGTAAAATACTCCATTATGGAGGAAATGTCTGGGAGACAAAGACTACCTAGTATCAGTAGACCCCATCTCACGTGCGGACAAAAGGTTTATTTCCGCCAGTGAGTGCTCCAACAAGCAAGCTAAGACCATTAGCAAGATGAGTGGAACTTAGTGGATTTTTCACCACAGGAAACGATGGTAGAGGAGAACTAGTAAAAATAGTCCTATCCAACCGGAGACGGTGTACAACAGCAGAGTGGTCGTTAAAGACCCACTTCATAGTCGTATCCGTTAACGGATGTCTCGTTCCAACGTACCGTTCGGTCGTCTCCCTGCGTATCGTCTGGGATCCAGAAAGGAATTCCCAGCCTACTGCAGCGTCCAGCGTGTTCAGGTAGTCTCCAACGGAGACCGCCCAATCGAACACAAAGGACCACGGCACCTTCTCCCATATAGAAACAAGGGGATTGGTGACGCCGACCCGCGACAGAGACTGCAAAAAGGTATTGCCTGGGTGGTAATCCAGGCGGATAAAATACCCTCGAAACTTCTCTGTCACCTGCTCACACGAGTATATCGTACCGGGATTGCTAATCCTTTCCGATGTCTCCTTGTGAACACTAACCCCTTTAACCGTAGTAATCCAATACGGCAATACATTACGCGACCGGAGCTCATTAATGGCTCCGTCCACGTCTTGCATGAGGGGTTTCGCCGCGTACTGCCAAGCCAACCAATCACCGGTCAAACCAGGGTTATCCGTGCGAACGGATTTCTGGTATTTCCGATTGATTCGGCGGCGGAGCTCTTTTATAGAGCGCTTCCATTCGCCCCTTCGAGCAAGCTCGATGGAGCGGGCGAGGCATTTAAACGAATTTCCAACGAAATCAGCCGTCTGTTTGGCCTCAAGAAAAGCAACACTGAGGTTAACTTTCTGCTGTTTAAGCTGGAGAAGTGCGTCCACAACCGCCTTATTCCGATCATTATCGGATTCGGGCAAAAGTGTAGCACCTGACCCTCCATGAACCTTGTTTCCGAAGTTACCTTCGTAGACATAGCGGCGTTCATACATGACATATCCTTGTCCAGGTATGTAACCCGCTGACTTCGTCGCATCAACCTCAATACGGCCGTTGCTACTGGCCTTACGAGAGAAGATGTCAACGTAGTAGGGTTTTGGATAGAGCCAACCCGATTTCGGTCTGGGACTTTCGTCCCTATCGGATCGTTCATGATGCATAGCGTTGCCACCGGTTGTATTATACCGGGTAACTACCCAACTACCGTCGTACATGTTGTAACGACGTTCGTAGCTGGATGGCAAGGCAATGATTTGCTGACGCATCAGGGACTCCATGGTTAGGTCATCTAGTACCAGTATGGCATTCCATCGACAGAGTCGATGCTGCAGCTAGACTGCAGAGCAGCACCCCCGCAAG